ATGAAGGTCGCCTGGATCCTGTACATCATCTTCTCTGGAATCATGGCCATCGGTGGGCTGGCCTCCTACATGAACGCCCAGGGCGCCCCACAGCAGGCCGCAGCGGCCCTGTTCTCGCTGGCTGGGGTCGTGATCCCCTACCTGTTTCTGTCGGGGTTAGCAAACCTCCTGGCGCTGGAGGAGGCCAAGGAGGCCAGGCGGAGGGCAAATATCCGGGAAGCTATGGCGGCGAACCCACCAGCGCGGGAAGCCGTAGGCCTGAACCTGGATCTGCTCAGCAGTGCCCTCGACAGGAAGTGAATCCACATCCGCTGTGGAAACCGGCAGCAAACGGCCCCGGATCGCCATGAGCGCCGGGGCCGTTGCTTGGGTGCTGTCGTTTCAGTGCGGCTGCAGCTGCTCCCGCTGCCGGGGGTCCAGGGTGGCGGCCCAGTCCTGCGCCAGGCGGTCGGACTCGCGGATCCGGGCCGCCAGGCGCTCGGCGACCCGGGCCTGGCGCAGGACCTCCCGGGCGGCCGGCGGGGTGCGTTCAGTGGAGCGTTTGGGCATCAAGGCTCCCTGCAGGTGGTGGTCATGACACACTCCAATGGAGAAAGTTGGCCCGGACGTGCTTGCCCACTCCTTCCGTTCGCATCCCCCACCCGAAGCTGTTGGGCCCAGCGGTCAGGAAGGCAGCTCGAGCTTGCTGGAAAAGGGTGTCCCAGTTTTGCCCACCGTCGACGGAGACCTGAAAATTGAGATTGGTGCCGTCATCGTAAACGGAAAGGAACATCGGCCCCGGGCAAGGGGGGAGAGCTAGACCGCCATACAACTGGGCGTTGGGGGAAGTCGGACTATTCCATTGGTATGCGAAGAATGTCGTATCTTGCGTTGTGCTGCCGTAGTTGATGATTGTGAACTCAATCAACTTGCCACTTCCATCACCGACATAGATTCCCGCGCTCGTAGCCCCCGTGTTCGGAAGGCCGACCAAACAAAGGGATAGGACGCACCTTTTAGCCCCAGAGTAGGCAGATTTCATTATGGAAATGCTGTTGCCGCTGGATGAAGGGAAATACATTGTAGATTGACCAATTTGGAGGGTTGCCGTGGCTCCTCCATTGGCGGCCTGGTTGACCCATGTGAAAGCCGAAGGGTTTGGTGGCGTAAGGGTGATGGAAATCCAAGGGAGCCCTCCGCCAGAGGGAGGAACCGCGAAGTTTCCGTCTTCGCGGAGGTAGCGGGTGGTTCCTGCCGTTACCCCAGGATCAGGGACCAGACCGGCGGCATGAAGCGGGCCTGACCCCACGAAAACGGTTGAGCTTCCACCGGATGAGGGCGGGACCGCGAAGCCCCCATCTTCCCGCAAGAACCGGGTAGTTCCTGCCGTGGGGCCAGGGTCGGGGACCAGGCCAGCGGCATGGGTTGTTCCCGAGGCCCCGAACGCTGCCGTCGATGCACGGCTGGTATCGGTGGGATGGTAATGGTCTTGGCGCGCACCCAGCGTTGAGGCCCCGTCACCACCGGTCCCAGAATCCATCAGGGGAGTCGCCGTGCCCAGGCCGGTGAACCCCAGGGCCGTCAGGGCGGCGGCGTTTGCTTCTGCGGCTGCAAGAGCTTCTGCTGCGACAGCCCCAGCAGCGGAAGCTGCCCCTCCGGCAGAGGAAATGCCACCTTGAGTGGGATCCGCGGCCGTGGTGATGGACTGGGGCGGATAGACGGTTGTGACCCCGGCCTCCACGCTTTGGAGCCAGACGATGTGGGTTGCATCAGCCAGGGGATAGTTGAGGGTCGCCAATACCTGCTGGGCGGCTCCCGGGATCACGGTCAAGGGGGTGACATCGGCGGCGGGGAGCGTGGCAGGGGCGGTTCCCTGGTAGGACTGGTGGTGGAGGGTCCACACCGCAGTGGGGCCTCCCGGCAAGGCAGCCGAGGTCGCTACTTGGAGGCCCTGGGCACCCTGGCCAGAGATGGCCACTGTGGAGAGGACATGCGGCGCGGCCTGGACCGCTGGGAAATTCGGAATCGGCCAGGACGCCTGGATTCCCGGCGCTGGGTAGAGGGAAACGTCACAGTTGATCGAGATGCCGCCCTTGATGTATTTTTGGCTGGTAGCCACTGGCTGGCTCCTAATTGAGGCTCATGGCCGCAGCGTTATCGATCCAAAGAACTGGCGTGGGCTGTTCGACGCCTTCAATGTGGGCGACGCTCCCGTTGGGGAGCACCTGCGCGAAAATCGAGTATTTAGTGGAGAGCGCGCCGGCCTTCACGATGTAGAAATCGGAATATGTGAGGCCAGTGGTACCGGCGATCTGGTAGACCCCAGCCCGGTTAGCGCCCCAGACCCCAACCAAGGTGTCCAGGCCGTTGGTGAGCGGGAATGCCAGGAGCCGCTGGACGCCGAGGTTGTCCACGTAGGCCATGGCACTGGAGGATCCAGGACCTAGCGTGGTTTGATAAACTCCGTCGTAGGTCTCCAGGGCATAAAAAGCCACCCCGTAATTGCCATATTGGTTGTAGGTGTAGGGTAGAAAGAATGCCACTGTGGTCAGGCCGACTAGGGTTCCGCTAACGAGAGAACGCACTACGCCATTGTTTACATATCCTGTCGCGCTAGGATTTACGCCGGCCGTGTTCCCGAGAGAGTCGCCATAACTCCCTGAAAGGTTTTGCATGAGATTATTGTACCCATTATGAATAACCGGGTTATATGACTCAGAACAAGTCGGAGAGATTGAACCGGAAGGACCATAAGGGCTCATGAACATTGTGGATGTAATGTTCCTATTCTCGACAACAGTGTAAGGTCCATTAATCGTTGTAAGGGTATCATTAATATGGCCATTGAATATTCCATTGCTGTATTCGGACATGGAAGACGACCCATTATACAACCCACTCTCTGCACCAATAAGGCTTTCCGTGGACCCCATATTGAGTATATTGCTGCTCTCCAGGCTAAAGGTTCCGTTATTGCTGGAGTCAATTGCAATTAGTTTATAAAGGGTAATACCAGTAGGAGAGGACCGGCTATTCTCCAGATAGCTCCCTACCGAGGATGTGACCACGGTGAGAAAAAAGGCCCCACCCTGGCGATACATCCCAATTAAGGAATACGGCACTGGAGTGCTGCCGTCTGGGGCTGCAATGGTCGCAAGAATGGAGTCCGGGACAATTGCGTAGGTTGCGAACGTGTCGTTGGTCCTGTCGGTAAGGTCTCTGACCTGTATTTCAGCGTGGCTGATAGCTGTCGCTATCCCGTTTCCGGTAACCACGGTTTTTAGGTTGTAGACCTTGTTCGACTCAAGGATGGTGCCCGGGATGTTCCAGCCCAGAGCCCCCAGGCCCAGCAGCTTGGCCTTGGCACCTCCGTTGACGATGTCCTGGGAAAGGCTCATCAGGTAGCCAGGGTTTCCTCCGTTGAACATCAACGAGGTGAACAACTGGATTCCTTCCCAGGGGGCGGCGGAATTGGCGTCCGTATAAAACCACTCCTGCTCTTGCACCTGGCGCGGGATACCGAACCAATCGATCCATGCGCTGGCCATTGCCGCACAGTCGCTCAGGGTGTAGCAGAGCGGGTGCGTCCCCACCGTCAACAGGCCGCCGCCCCGCTGCCCGAAGGCGTCGCTATAGATGGTCCCGCTGGTGTCGCCGGTCGGGGTGATCCGCACGATGGAGCTGAATTCCGGCCAACACAGGGTGGTATCCATCGAGACCATGTCCACCGTGAGGGGGGTCGGGAATGGGTTGCCGATCCGACTGACGATGTGCAGGACCCCGTTGGCATCCGGCGTGGCGATCGCGTTGAATGTCTGGCAGATGTGCTCGATCAATTCCATGGCCGTCATGCCGGACGGCTTGAACCTCGAAATACAGAACGGTCGCACCGTGTCCAGCTGCCAGAGACTGCCCCCCAGGTGGCCGATGACGCGCCCGGGCTTGGACGGGTCGCTGATGGCGCCGACCGTGGATGGGCAGCCATTGCTGATCTGCTCGGACAGCATGACCGAACCGTCCAGGGTGGAGTTGCCGGTCGGGGGATGGATCCGGAACAGCCAGGTGCTGGTGGTGGCGCTGGTCCCGGTCCCGACATCCTGCCGGCCAAGAATCACGATCTCGTTGGCCGTCCTGGCAATGAGGGTATTGGCGAACAGGAAGCTGACCTGGTCCACGAGGTAGCACACGCTCACCCACAGGCCACCGATGGTCAGGGCCTCGCTGGCGATGGTGCCGGTGGTGGAGCTGAGTTGGTACAGCCCAGCTCCACCTGGAACACCGCTGATCTGCTGGGTGATCGTGAGCCCGCTGAGGCTGGCCCCGCTCACGGGCATCCCCGCCACGATGACGCCGGTTGATGCTGTCACATCGAGGATCCCCGCTGCAATGGATCCGGTGGCTGAGAAGGCCTGCGCGTAGCTCACCTGGGCCAGGGATGCGGAGCCGACGAGGTAAAAACCGTAGGGGGTGGTGACGAGCGTTCCCCCAATGAGCGCGGGGTAGTTGGCCAGGGAGAGCGATGCGACGAGCCCGCCCGAGAGCCCCCAGAGTTCCAGGTGGTCAGCAGAGGTGGACGCCGACTGCCAGGGGCTCCCGTTGACGGTGCCCGAGTAAATGGTGGTATTGGCATAGGCCAGGATGTTCCCGGCCATGGCGATTGCGCTCTGAATGGTCTTTCCGCCGGGCCAGGAGTAGCCCACCGGGGCGCCCCAGGTCGAGCCGGTCCAGGGAGTCACCTGGAGGCTTCCATCTGCCGTGGCATTGAACACGAAACGCTGCATTCCCACGTAGTCATAGGCTACGAGGGGCCCGGCGACGTTGGCCCCCACGGTGGTCCAAAAGGCAAAATTAGCGACATACCCACTGGCCGAGCTGGTCGTGGTCCCGGAGTAGGTCTGCCCGTTCTGGACATAGGTAAACGTGATCTCGGAGGTCAAGGGCTGTTGGACGCTCACGATGGACACGTAATCCGCGTTGGCCAGGATGAGGCCAGACGCAGTGGTGATCTGCATAAGGCCGTTGCTCTCGCGCCGGTACAGATCCGCGTAGGCCCGGTTGCGGAGCCTCTGCCATGGGTTGAAGGCAAAGACTTCGTACGGCATCAGGCTCGCCGGCGGAGTGAGTAGCTGGCAGGTCCAGTCCGCATTGGGCGCGTAGGGCACCGACGCGGGGCCCTGCCAACCGTCATCGGGGTTTCCTGTCCAGCTGTAGGAAGGCATCCGGGCGCCGGTGGCGGGGTTGATCCAGATCGCGCCCACGCTGGGCTTGATCCCGTTCAGGGTCGGTTCGATGTCACCGATGGCATACAGGGGGCTGTCGAGTGCCGATTTAGCCAGCCCCCGGCTCGGCAGGAAGGAGAACATCGGCTCCTTGGTCTGGGGCGCAACAAATTGGGAGAGGTCCACCGTGAAGGGAGCCACGGCCTTCTGCAAAACAATGCGCGGATCCTCCATCACCATTTCCAACTGGCTGTCGGTGGTCCAGTAGATGTGGGTGCCCGGATCCAGGGAAGAGATGGATTCGATGGTGGTGATCCGGTTAAGGATCGGATCCACGCCTGCGACCGTCCAGGAGGATCCCCCAGTGGCTTGCAGCCCGTCACCGAGGACGATGCCGTTGACGTGATCCAGGTCGATGTAGTTCTGCGCAGCGGTGATCCCGACCATCACGGTCCAGAACTCCACATCCTGCGAGGAAGGATTGGCAAGGGAGAAATTCGCCGCCCAGTTGCCCGGAGCCCAGTTGAGATTGGAGAGTTGCCCATATTGAGGGATGAAAGAGATGGCCGGCCAGGGCGTTGGATTGAGGGTCGCGCAGTTGTAAGGACCTGAATAGGCCGGGTTCGTGGTCTGGTCATAAGCCGGGTCCGCCGGGCAATATTGCAGCACGGTCTGGTCTTTGCTGTCGGTGATGGTGCCAGGGGTGCCAGATTTCGGGTAGAGCGAGGGCGGGGCGGACCACACCTGTATGCCACCGGATAGCTGACTCACGAGGTTCCAGGTGTTCGCGGGGAACCCGGTGTCCCCGGTTGGGGCGATCCCGCCAACCATGTACTGCTGGCCCAGAGGGTCAAGCGCGGCCTGGGCGATGGTGCCCGGGGGGAACTGCAAGGAGGGTAAGAATAGATCCGGGATAGAGGTGGGTAACGTCCATGTGAATATCCAATACCCGTCGCCGAAACTCCCATCGGGTTCCCACCAGACGGACGTTTGGGACCCTCCGTAGGGGTAAAAATCCGCATGTGCCGTTTGAACGGGGGCCTCGCCGGGAATATTTATGTCCGCCATGAACACCGGATAATCACAGGTGAGCACCTGCGATTGAGTGGCCCATGCCCCCTGGGGATCCGGAAAATACACGTCGTTCGGATGGAGCCCTGTCGACAGGCCCGGGCGGCTCAACTGTGTGAAATTGTTTATCGAACTCCCATAGGTGAATGAAAACCCCTTTTGGGTGACGGCTGCTCCGTTGGATGCCTGAATCGGGACTGGCCGCTGCCAGGAGGGCGGAACGTAGCTCCAGGTGACGGTCCCGTCCACGGCCGCAGGGCCGGTGTATTCCCAGATTGCGGTCCCGTCCGTGATGGCCGATCCGGCGCCCGTTGGGCCAGCAGACGCGGAGATTCCACCCACAGTGCACTGATAGGCGCTGCCACCGTTGATGACCTGATTCCCCACGATATAGGCTGTGGAATCGGACCAGGGAACCCCTCCGGTCGTTGCCACACCGGTGTATTCCCAGGTGACGGTTCCATCAGAAATGGAAGACCCCGTCCCTGCGGGTCCTGCGGCCATTGAGGTGCCCGCCGTGACGCACTGGTATCCCATCGCCCCGTTGATGACCTGGTTGCCCTCTGAATAGGTGGTGGAGGGGGTCCAAAGGGATCCCGAGGTGATTCCGGTCGGGCCGTTGCTCGTGGTGCTGCTCACCCCGCCCACAATGGACAAGTAGAGATTGGAACCGTTGAGGATCAGGGTGTTGGCGGGATAGTTCGTGCCGCCTTCCCACTGGGGCGCGGACGGGCTCCCGAGGTATGAATTGGCCAGTTGCATGGACCAGTCCACCACCTTCATCTCGATGGAATAGTCATCGGCCGCCTGCCGATTTTTCAGGGTCGACGGGTCCACGGTGCCAAGGAACAGCCTGGTGCTGTCGGCGTAGAGTTCGAACCAGGGCGGCAGCAGCTCGGGCTTATTGTTGACATCGGTGGACGCCAGGGAGTTCAGGATGAAGGTCCAGATCGAACCGTCTGGATCGCCCACCTTGGTGGTGAGAGTGCCAGGCTTGACCTTGCTGAGATTGCCCTCGCCGTCCACCTCCTGGTTGATTTCGGCCAGTTCGAAAATCTGGCCAGAGACCACCTTCAGGGCGCCCGGGGTGGTGGTGCCAGGATTCTGCCAGAGGTTGCAGGTTATGGTCCTGGCCATCAGAAGGCCCCCAGAACTTTGCGGGAATAGATTGTTCCGGCCCGGAACGTGATCGCCACGTCCTTGGCGACGGGCAGGCCCTTCTTGATACCCATGGCGCCGATGGTTACCGTCTCGGCAATGAACCCGCCGTAGGTCGGTCCAGGGCTTACAAATAGCGACCCGACCGGGTTATCCAGCAGGGCCAGCAGGGACGGAAAATCCAGCTGGCATCCATTGGCAGAACCGATCTGATAGCCATTCATTGACATCAAATCGTTGTATACCGACCATTTCAAAACCAGTTCGGGGATCCACCCAAGCCGGCGGGTCGCCTCGGATCCGTCAATGAGCGGCACGGTCACCCGCTTCTCAATCCACTCGAAGCTGACCCCGTCTTCCGCGTTGGGAGAAGGCAGGTAGTTGACCGAGGCATAGCCTCCGGCCCAGCTTCGGTTGATGTTCAAGAGTGCGATGCGGGGGGTGCCCGGCTTGATAAAGGTCATCCGGTGGCCCTCCCGATCCGCTGATTGCTGCTGTTGACCATCTTGTCGATGGCGCGCTGACCTTCGGTGGTGCTGGCGAAGATCGCGCCTCGAGCGTCGATCGCGACATGGGACGGCATCGCGCCGCCGTTCTGCGCCAGTCCAGCGCGGCCATAGCTACCGGCCTGGGCACCGAGGCGGGAAACCTGATTCGCATGGCTGGCGAGGTTGTAGCCCAGGTTTTGATGGGCGTTGGCCCAGTCCTTGAAGTCATGTTCCGGCGCCACGAGCTCCGGGCCCGCCTCGCCCATCAGGGCCAGAGTGGGGGTGTCGATCAGGCCGCCCGTCGCGAACTTCCCGCCGGTGCCGGAGGCCACCTTGGAGGCGGCCGCAATGCTTCCGGTCATGATCGCGATCTCCGCCAGCGCCGCGGCCTCGCCGCCCACCAGAGAAAGGGGAGCCCATGCGGCCCAGATCTCAGCGGTGGCCAGGGATTCGGCGGCGGTTTCCTGGAGCATTGCGCCGGCCATGGATGCCGTGCTGAACGCGGCGCCGGCGGCGGCCGTCATCAGGTACTGGGCGGCCATCTTGGCCAGGGCCCCAATGACGGAGGTCTCAACGCTCTTGCCAAACGCCTTCATGGCCTGGGCGCCCGACTCGGTGTGCTCCAGGATGCCCTCGATGCTGTGGGCCACGCCATCCTGGATACCCGTCATGGCCTGTAGGGTGGTGGACCGGAACGAGTTGAACAGGTTGTCGCCCTGAGCCACGAAGTCATGCATCCCGGCCAGGGCCCCACCGGCGGCCGTACCGTTCCAGTGCGCTTCAACCATGTACTGCAGCGCAGCGTGGGCCTGCGGTCCACCCTTGGCGGTTTCGGCCTTGAGCTTTTCCTCGATCTCACCCCGGGTCATCTTGCCCTGGATCTCACTCTGCTGGGCCAGGGACTTCCGGAGGTCCTCGAGGGCCTTCTTGTTCGCGGCATCCAAGGCGTCCTTGGTGGCGGCATCCTCAGCCAGCTGGGCGGCATCGGATTCCCGCTTGATCTGCAGCATCCGGTCCATGTAGGCCTTGTGCGCAGCGATGTTCGCTTCCTGGGCCTGCGCCTGGTTCGCCGCCGTGGGGGACTTGGCCAGTTCCAGGTCGATCTTATGATATTCCTCGTTCAGCTTGGCCAGGGCCTCCTTCTCATCCCGCTCCTTCTTCAAGGCGATGGTGCTGGCGCCGATGGTCTTGATGTCCTCCGCATTGAGGCGGTTGGTCTGCTCCTGGAGGTTGTTGTTCACCTCCAGGTCCTCCTTCTTCTCCCGGGCCGCGGCGGCGGCTGCCTTCCTGGATTCCTCCTGGGCCTTCTTTGCGGCGGCCTTTGCCGCTTCAATTTCCTCTTTGGTCTGGGCGTGTTGGCCATCACCGGCATGACCAACGCCGCGCATTTGCTCACGCTGGCCCTCGGGGGATTTGGCGAGAATTCCAGCACCTTCTTTTGCCATCATCTCGTTGATGGCTTCAGTCGGGTCCATAATGAACTTGAGCACAGACCCCGCGCCATTGACGGCCTGGAGCGCATACGATGCGAATTTCAGCAGGTTGCTGTTCATCATCGCGAAGAACTTGTCCCAGGGCTCGTAGTTCTCCGCAACCCCCCGCTTCAGCGCATCCATCTGGATGTTGAGCAGACCGGCTTCCTTCTCCATCCGCTTCATGCGCTCAATGCCACTGTCATCAATCGCTATGCCATATTTTTCCAGGGCTTCCGTGCCTTCACCGATGTTCTCGAAGAACCGCCGCATCTGGGGCAGCTCCTCGATGGCCCCGCGGCCCAGCATCTCCTGGGCCAGGATCAGCCTTTTGGTCTGGTCGGTCTCGCCCTCGATCACCGCCAGGGCGCCCCGCATCACCTCGATCGGTTGCATGTGCATGAGCGCGGCCTGGGAGGCGGCCACGCCGTTGGCGATGAACACCTCGGAATTTGACTTCATGGCCCGGGTGACGCCGGTGAGCCACCCGCTCAACTGCTCGATGGTGCCGCCCGTGAGCTTCATGGTGGCGTCGAACACGTTCAGGTTATGCAGTCCCTCACCGGTCTGGAACTGGAGCCCCTCGAACGTCCTGGCAAGTTCGTTGACTTGGGCGCTGGCTTCCGGGGCGAACTCCCCAACGGCCTTGAACCCCTCCATGACCTTCCCGGCCAGGGCCCCGGCGATCCCGGCCACCCCGCCGATGCCGGCGGCCAGCTTCCCGAAACCTCCAGTCATCTCGTCCACAGAGGCGAACATCTTGGCCTGGAACTGATCGAGGACCGCCATGGCCGATGAAGCATCTCCGGTGATGGTGATCTTCATCTCATTGGCCATGGCGCGTCCTCATTCAGTCTTCGGTCAGTTCGGGTGGGTCCGGTGGTGTGCCGCCGTTGGCGTAGATCGGGAGGGCGCTGTGCCAGCAGACCTGGGCATGCCGAAGGGCTTCCCGGGCCTGCTCCCGAAGGTCACGGTCCGCGATGGCCAGGGCGTCGATGATGGGGAGCCGGGCCGCCTGCTCCCAGCCCCCCACCTTCGATGCGATCAGGCGCCGGAGGGGGAAGCGGCCGAGTCCTGGGCCTGTTTCCCCTTGGTCTTCTTGCCCCCTGTGGCGTCCGAAGAGTCGGGGGTAACTCCCAGCCGTTCCCACAGAGCTGATTGAAAATCCATGGCGGCCTTGAAGGATTCCGCGAACGGCGCAGCAGCTGCCCGGTCCTCCAACTCGGCCATGATCGCCGGGTTCGATTCCGCCTCCTTCAACTCGATCTTGGAGGCCGTCCAGATGGCGGCCAGCTTCCGGATGGTGTGGAGGGCCCCGGCCTTCCCCAGCGTCTCCACCATGGCTGAGAGGCCCTGGAAATCGCCGCTCTTGAGCTTGACCTGGGCGCCCATGATGAGGCCCAGGTCAAGCCCGCCGAACAGCGGGAGCCCCATTTCAAACCTGCGGGTGCTCTGCATCGTCTCTCCCTTACTGCCGCGGCGCGGTGGCCATGTCCCACAGCGAGGTGCAGTACTCGCCGTTGAACGGGCTGGTGAGGCTGGTTTCCGGCTGAGCACTGAAGGAGACCTTCAGGTCCACAGCCTTGCTCTTGCTGAATGCCATCTCCGCGCTGATATTGATGGTCGCCCGGGGGATCACCAGGTGGTCGAAATCGCCCGGGTAGACGGTGCTGGGCTGCCGGTAGATAAGGAGGTACTTGTTCAGGGCCCGCTCGGATCCCATCCCGATCCTGGTCCGGCCCGCCTTGCCCGCGCTTCCCGCGATGACGGTGATGTTCCCGGCCGGGGTGGACAGACCATCCACCAAGTGGTCAATGTTCACGTCCAGGAAGGTGAACTCGCCGGAGACCAGCAGGTCCTGGGCGGCCAGGATGAACTCGGGGCCATCGTTCGGGTTGACCTTCAGGTCTTCCTGGTCGAATTTGACCTTGAGCCCGTCCGCCGTGAGGAAGCCCCAGGGTGTGATGAGCGGGTTCAGGGTCTGGCAGCTGGTGGGATCCAGGTAGAGCCGCTGGAGCCATCCGGCCTGGTAGTCGCTGAACGCCGGGGATGCCGGGGGCGCCAGCCAGATCAGGGGCCCGGTGGCGAGGCCCAGGGCCGGGGTCAGGGTCGCGCCGGTGCCCCCGGCGGCCGTGCAGGTAGGAACCGTGGTGTAGCCCGCGCCCGGGTCGGTGATGGTGATACTGGTGATGATGCCCCCGGCCACGTTGGCGAAGCCCTGGGCCTGCCGGATGACGCTGGATCCACCACCGGCGAAGGTGCAGAGGGCGCCTTGGACGAAGGTGGTGCCAGGAACGGTGACGGTGACCTTACCCACCTCTTGGCTGGGGTTGGGATAGGGCAGGATGAACAGCTTCCCGGCTCCGGGCCGGAACCAGTTGGCGTTTGCGGCAGCCATGCCGCCGAAGTTGGTGCCCATGGTTATTTCTCCTCAGGGGCGGCGGGGGCCTTAGGGGCGGCTGCCGGGGTGTCAGGGGTGGGGGTCTCGGCGACTGGCGCCGGGGGATCAGGAGCAGGGGCCGGTTCGGTGGCTTCGACCACCACACCCGGGACGGCGAGGACCTGGGCGGCGGCGCTGTCGGGGATTTCCGTGGGGATGCCGGCGGGGAGGGACAGGCCGAGGTCCGGGAAGACCGCATTGCAGGTGGTGCTGGTCGCCTTCATTCGGGCCTCCAGAGGTAGTGGCAGTTGAAGTCCAGGGCGGTCCCGGCCAGAGGGTTGTCGTCCTCGGATCCGTCCCACTGCTGGTCGATCCAGACGATCCGGCGGACCAGGCCGCCCAGGGTGTCGTCGGCGAGCATGGCCCGGCGCACCTGGATGGCCATGGGGTCCGTGGCGTCATCCTCCGGGCGGTTCGCCACCCGGATCTCCACGCGCAGGGTGTAGACCCGTTCGTGCGGCTGGGTCTGGTCATCGTCCATGTTCAAGGGCTTGTCCCCGTGGGAGAACAGGCACAGGGCCGGGAGTTCAGCCGTGCCCAGGTTGCGCCGGGGAGACTTGAACAGGTTGGTGAGGCCGGTGGCCGCCAGCAGAAGCGGGGCGGCCGCGGCGCGGATCTGGAACTGGATGCTGCTCAAGGCGCCCCCAGGAACACCTGAAGGACGAATCCCTCAGCGAGGTAGTGGGTGGAATTGATGCGCCAGAGAGTGCCGCCCCAGGTGAGGGTGTTGCCCTCGGCCAAGGCCGGCACATCCGCCGCGCAGAACTTCAGGGTGCGGGTCCGGCCGGAAACGATGGCCTCGCCGCCCAGGGAGTCCTGAATGGAGGCCATGCCCGGGATCCCCAGGACGACCGCGCCGCCGGTCAACGTTACTGACTGGCCGAAGTCGACCAGCATGGCGCGGATGTCCTGGGAGGGGTTCATGAGTTACTTGGCCGGGGGGGCGGCGGGAGCCTGGGCGGGATAGACCTCAGCCCGGCCGGCGTCCACCAGGCCCTGGGCCGTGGCGTCGTCCAGGGTGACGATGGAGCCACACTTGAGTTCCACGGGCTCGGTCTCGCCGGGCGCGGGCGGGAGCATGGTGCCGAAGATGTTCCGGATTTGCATGGTGTCCTCAGAAAAATGGAAGGGTCAGGAAGGGAGGAATGGGGCGGAGCCGAAGCCCCGCCCCGGTTGGCTTACAGCAGGTCCTTGATCGCGGAGAAGGACCCGGGGTGGCCCAGGGCCACGTCGATCAGCTGGCGGCTGATGACGCGGGTGATGTCCTGGCCGGCCAGAGTGTACGGGTCGATCACCAGTTCCAGGCCGCCGCCCCACTCGCCGATGTAGAGGTCCGCCCAGTTGGCGAAGATGGTCGCCCGGCAGTTGTTGGAGGTGCCCTTGACCAGGTTGTTCGGAAGGTTGTTGGTGGCCGCGGCATAGTAGCCGTTCACGGTGCCGGAGCCGTCCTTCTGGTCGGTGTTCTGCCAGATTCGGTTGGAACCGTTGACGCCGATGAACTCCAGGGTCTTCTTGCACTCACCCCGGATGGCCACATCGGTCAGGTAGGCCAGGTTGCCCAGGTCCGCGTTGGCCGTGGCCACGGCGGTTTCCAGGTCGATGAAGGGCTGGACGCCCAGGGTGGCGAGGCTCAGGCCGTTGGTGCCCATGGCCACGGCACCGATGCCCGCCTGGTTCAGGACGCCGGTGGGCTGCCCGGAGGCGCCGGAACCGTTCAGGGCCACGCGGTCAATCTCGATCGAGTGAACCTTCAGCAGTTCCTGGTTGCACAGGGCGTCGAACATCTCCTCGGCCTGGGCCAGCTGCTCCGCGGTGAAACTGAGCATGCCCTTGAGGATGTGGGGCTTCATGGTCACGTTCTGGATGGCGATGGTGCTGTCGGTCACATCCGCGCCGGAGTTTTCCGAGATCCAGTAGGTCTGGGCCGCGGCGGTCTGGCGGACGAAGGAGTAGTTCGACCGGAGGCCGGCGAACAACTGGGCGCCCATCTGGAACACCCGGGTGCGGTTGCGGAGGAGCTGCAGCCAGCCGGCGTATTCGGTGAACACCGCGGCGCCGCCCTGGGCCGGAACGATGGTCTGCAGGACGTTGGCAGTGGTCACGCGCTGGTTGCGGACCTTGAAATCGTTGGGAACGAAGAAGCCCGGGGTGTCCTTATTGAGCCGCTGGGACATGGCCTTGGAGACTTCCACCTCGAACCCCGCCTTGGAGAAGTCCCGGCTGACCAGGGCGCGGATGGCGCGGCCCACGGAGAACCGCTTCTGCTCGTCCTCGGTGAGGCCCAGGTCCTCGGAGGTGGCCTTCGGGGGCGGCATGGCCTGGGGGCCGCGCTCCTGCAGCAGAGCGAACACCCGCTCCTTGACCTGGTCCACGGTCTGGGCGGAGGTCAGGAATTCATCGACCTCCTTGCCGATGCCGTAGCGCACCGCCAGGTTGCGGAGTTGGATGACAGCGGTGCGCTCGGCGGCGCGCTCGGCGGTCATGAGGCCGGGGATGGAGGTGCGCAGTTCCTGGGCCGCCTTCAGGGCAGCCGCGATCTCTTCGGGGGTCATGAGACCCTCCTCTCTCGTGGTGCCGGCCGGGACGGCCGGGGGGGTGGTGGATTGATGGTTCCGGCCCACACCCACAACGGGGTCTGCCGGGACGGTGACAAGGGAAATCTCGTTGAGGGCCCAGAGCATGATTCGGTAGGTGGGATAGTCCCGCTTGTCGTCCGGGGTCACCTGGACCACGTCGTCCGAGTCGTAGTCATAGTTGATGGAGGTGTCCGTGAGGATCCCGTCAGCCACATCAGCCATGGCCCGCTCGCCGTCCGGGTTCTTGGCGAAGCGTAGGGTTCCCCGGAGAACACCGTCCTTGACCATGCTCGGCATGAACCGGCCGATGATCGTGTCCCGGTTGTGATTGAACAGGGCCGGGCCGCCGTTGTCGCCCTTGAACCGGGACAGGTCGATGCTCTTGCCGCTCGAGTGGTCCAGAATTTCGTATCCGTATCCGTACCCGGACACGTAGCGGAGGATTTCCGAGGTGTCGGAGGACACAGAGACCGGGACCGTGCGGGTTTCCAGGTCGAGGCCGCCCCGCTCGAACCGGAGGCTCCGCTGGTGGGGTTCCTTGGGGTCGGCCGCATCGCGGCGGTTGGACTGACGGTTAGCCATTCTGGCCTCCTGCGGTGCCATCTTTTTCGGTGGCTGCCTCTGCGGACGCCGGCGCATCTGCGGCGGCCTCCTGGGGCGGCATCATTCCCTTGGTGGTGTAGTCCAGGAACAGGCCGAGCTCCTTGGCACGCGCCTGCTCCAGGGACCGCTGGACGAGGATTTCCTCCCAGTCATCGCCCTGCTCGGCACAGACCGCCTGCAGGGTGGTGAAGCCCCCGGCGATTGCCGCTTTGCTGGCGTCGGTATCCTTCTGGGGGTCGATCCACTGCCAGCCGCGGGGATACCACTGGGGGGCGCAGAGCTTGCCCGGGTCGGTGACGGGAATGTCCACCTGGCGTGAGAGGACGGCCATATCCAGCCAGTCGGGGAAAATCTTGTCGTGGAAGCCCCGCACGAACCAGCCCTGGTGCTTGCGCCAGTTGTCGCGTTCGTCCAGCAGGGCCACCCGGGCGGAACTGTAGTTCGCGGCGCCCACGTCCCCGGTGAGGGAGTGGTAGGCCACACCCAGGCCCACGGAGATTCCACGGAGCAGGGCTTTGCTGAAAGGGTCGAATGCCGTGCTGGGGTGCTGGATGGCCGGGAACTCGGCCTTCACGCCGGCGGGGAGGCCCACGAACTGGGCCACGTCGCTCTGCACCTGCAGGGTGGTCGGGTCGGCCAGCTCCTCACCGCCATCCGAGGGGTCCATGGTGCCGAGTTCGGAGGTCAGGAACCCGAGGCGGTCCGCCTCCCAGTTGGCAGCCACGATTTCGGAATTCCAGTAGCGGCCCACCAGGTTCAGGAAGGTCATGACTCCGGTGGCCCAGGGGTTGAACCGGGTGCGGCGCGTGCGGTCCGCCCGGCCAATGTGGATGATCTCGCTGGCGGGGATCCGGACGCGCTTGCGGTCCAGGGCCAGGTCGGTGGGGTGCGCGGTCCAGACCCAGTAGGCGACCCGCCGGCCCCACTTGTCGATTTCGACGCCCATGATCACTTCGTTCTGGCCCTGGGCCGGCGCGACGTTCCAGGTCCAATCCACCCTGTCCGCGTCGATCAGTTCGAGTGCGAAGCCGAAGGCATTGGGGAAGCCCGGCACCTTGCGCACGAAGGCCTCTCCATCCGTGACCACCGTGGTGAGCACCAGGTGTTCGAAGTCGGTCCAGGCCATGCCGTCCACCGTGGCGTCCTTGCCCCAGAGCTTCCAGGCGTCCTTGATGGCCTTGTTCCAGGCCTTCTTGGGCTTGTCGGAATTGCCGGTGATGACGCTGTCGAAGGCGATGCCGTAAGGCCCGAGGATGTTGGTGCAGCATAGGCCCAGGTAGCGGACCATGAACCCGTTGTCCCGGGCCAGGGTGCGGCTGTGGGCCCGGAGCGCCCGGATGTCCCGTTTGACTTCTTTGTTCGCGCTCTCCAGGGCCACGCTGAAATTGACGGTCCGAGAATTGACGTTCCCACCGGCATAGCCCATATAGGCCTGCTGGCCGCGCTGGAATCCTTCATGCCGGGCATGGTTGACCAGGGTGGCGATGGTGGCCACCGTGGCGGGATCCTCACTGGTGGCCTTGCGGCCGATGCCAATCCAGCGTAGCGGGTTCAATGGAGCACCACGGGGTGAACGGTAATGAGCGGGCGCCCGGCCTCGGTGCGCAACCGGGCGGCATAGAAGGCCTGGAGCTTGATCAGGTCGATGTGGGCGAGCTTGAAAGCCTCGGTGTCGCCGATCTTGTAGCGGGTGATCGGATCGGACATCCGGCCCTCGATCACCGCCGTGACGGCTTCATAGCACTTCCGGAAGTGGGACCGGCTGTCATAGGTCTGCGTGGGGTCCGGCCGGACCACCAGCTCCGCCCAGGCCACGGTGAACCGCTGGCCGGCGTTTGGGCCGGTGCCGCTGATGACAGCCTTCCAGGCGTACTGCCCGGGCGCCCAGCTGGCCGTGGTGGTGTCCGGCACGTTGACGTCGAAGCTCATGCCGTCCGGGTCCGCCGTGGTCGGGATGCTCACGACCGGCTGGCCCATCATCTGCAGGTAGTAAGTCAGGACCCAGTTCTGGCCAGAGGAATAGCCCTCCACCGCCTGGTTCCAGATGACAGAATCCCCCGCACAGATTTCCGTGGGCTCTACGTTCTTAGAGCTATCCGGCCATCCCATGGGGTTATACGCCATTTGCCCCTACCTCCACGATGGAGGATGCGGCGGATTCAAAAGCCGACTGTCGTCATGGGATGACGACGATTTAGGGCAAGAGGAAGCCCCCGGTGAGGGGGGCTTGGGGGGTGATCATTCGTTGAAAAGGTGCTGGGGATGGGATTCGAACCCATGGCGCTGACGGTATTGGGTTTCCTGCCCCACCGCCCCCGTCTTGCAGGTGTCATCGTTAATCCACTCCGACACCCCAGCGGATCATGGTCATGGGCGCGTCAGCCGGGATCGTGGGGGCAGCGGAACCTCTGTGTGGCCTGGACGAAGGACTCCTGGATCTGCTGGGCCAAGGCCTGAAGCTTGCGGTCCAGCTTCTCCTCCTGGGCCTGAAGCTGGGCGGAGAACTCCTTCTGGTCCGGAAGGGCCCGGACGCGCTCCCGGAGAATTCCCAACTCCTGCTGAGCCGCAGAGAGTTCCTTGCGCATGGCGTCCAGCTTTTCCCACATGGTTCGCTGTTGGTCCTCCAGGTTTTTTCGGTCCCGGAGCAGAAGCAGCCGGATGATCCCCCAGATCCCGCCGATGATCGCCAGGATGAGGGTGCAATAGCCGAGGATCAGCTGGGGCGTCATCTAAATCAAACCACGGGGGCGGCCGGGGCCGCGGCGGAAGCGGCGGTCTTGGCAGCCACAGCAGCTTCAACGGCAGCTTCGAACTTCTGGGCTTCGGCCAAGGCCTTGGCAGCTTCGGCATCCGCCTTGGCTTTGTCGGCTTCGAAGTCAGCCTTCACCCGGGTGGAGACCTTGGCCAGGAAGGACTCAACCCCATCGCCCAGAACCTCCGCGGCTGCCTTGATCTTCTTGGCGTCCGCTTCGGCGATGGCCGCCCCCTTCGCGGCATCGGCCTTGAGGTTGGACCAGTAGTGGCCCAGGAACAGCGCCGCCAGGGCGACGAGAGCCCAGATGATGTGGATCAGGTTGGAACTGATGATTTCAGGCATGATGGTTTCCTCAGAAGGTGATGGCGGCGCCAACAAGCGCCAGGGTTTGGGATTTGCCCCCGGCCATTGCCGGCAGGCCCTGCTGGATCAGCTCGCCCACCACCCGCACCCGGGCGATGTCCTGCTCCACGATGACGCCCACGGCCGACTGGCCTGGGGCATAGAGCAGCCCGGCGGCCCGCCGGTATGTGGGATGGATGGCCTGGCGCAGCTCGCCCACCGCGGCGTCATCCTGGACGAAGGCCTGCCGGTGATCCTGGTCGGCCAGGGTGAGCTGCAGGTTCTGGGCCTTCAGGTCGGTGATGTCCTTGGCTTGGGCGGCGATCAGGGCATCCTTCGCCAGATCCAGCTCAGGAGGAACCGACGCAGGCTCAGGGTCGGGCATTCCAGGCAGGGGATCGGGACCAGGGGGGCGAGGAGCGGCCGCCCGCAGCCGCGCCACTTGAGCCTGCAGGCGGGAAACGTTTTGATCGTCGGTGGCGATGGCCGGGGCGATTTCCTGGGCGGCTGCGGCATGCTGATCCCCCTGTTTGGCGGCGGCCTGGGACGCCCCCTGGTCCACGTTGGCCTGCTGGATGTGCGCTTGGTCCCGTTTGCCCTGGCTGTGGTCCCGGTACATGAAGATGCCGGCCAGCACCAGGGCGAGGCCGGCGGCGCCGATGAGGTAGCCCTTGCCGATCACTGGGGCGCCTTCTCGGTCAGGAGGACCTGCTTGGTGCTCAGGGCGTGGATCTGGTTCTTCAGACCGTTGCCGGGCATCACCAGGGTGGTCTCCGCCTCGAGGCAGCAGAAATTCTCATCTCCAGAGATGGATTTGACCTCCAGTTCCAAGGTGACGATGTCACCGGCCTGGATGAGGGTGCCGTTTTTGTCATGGCTCATTGCTGATCCCCTTGAGGAAGTTGGTCATCCCGCTTGAAGTGGGCCGCAACGGTCCCACCCACAAGCAACGTCGCCAGAGACACCAGCACCACGCCGACGCCCTGTTTGATGTCATGGTCATTGCCCTTGAGGATCTGGTACGCAGCCGCCCCGCAAAGCATCAGGAATCCCACCATCACCGTCTGGGTCCCGCGAACCAGCGCCCAGCGCTTCGGATCCTGCGGTCGGTCCTGCCGGATCAGATCCTCGAACCTGCCAGTCCGCGCCTGGGAGGTCATAGCCATAGGGGTTGCAGATGGCGCAGTCGCACATTCAAGCGGCATTCGGCACCGCCCTGGCGCGCACCAGCCAGCCGGCCAGAAACTCCTCATCCTCTGGGTGTGCGGCCTCGATCTCGTTGTAGCGCGCCACCGAGGCGTCGCAGATTTTCTGGATGAGGCAATCAGGGTCCTGGGCATTGACGGCCGCCTCTGTAGCAGGGCCGTACGCGCCATCGGCGTCTACACCCAGGATGTGCTGGACCATGCGGACCTCGGTTCCCCCACCGAAGTTGACGCACAGATCCATGATTTTTGAGGCAACGGCCTGGCTCTGGATCCCATCAAATCGCCAGAACTCGGCTCGGTAGATCCGCTCCACGTCTGCGTCCGAGATGGCCCGTAGCGCGTCCTCGGTCATGATCCCGTAGTGCTGGGCCACCGCCAGGGTAATGCCATGCATGGTTGGGCCGCCTCGATCGTTGCGACGGTTGGACCAGCCTCCCTCGTGAGGGAGCAGGAACTGCAGCGCGGGTTCCAGTTGGGCCACGGATAGCCTCCGGTCCCAGAATGCGGGGAGGAGGTCGGCCGGGTGTCGTCATGGGATGACGACGGAAAGGGCATAAAAAGGCCCCCGGTGACGGGGGCCGATCCGAGAACAGGACTACTTGCGGTTGCGGAGATGGGTGCAGATCGGGCACTGGCACGGCGTCCAGGTGGCGCAGTAATCGGGCGGATCCTGGTGCAGCTTCTGCACTTCCAGTGCGGCATACTCCAGTTCCTCCAGACTCGCGACCCGAACGCGAAGGGCATCCAGCCCGCAGTCGCATTCCCGGTCCAGGTAGTGATTACAGAAGGCGTGATGCACCGGCTCCATTGTAATTTCATGTTCGGTCGCCAT